TACTGCTTGCGGGGCTTCTTGCGTATCCGCCATAATAAAATCCTCTTAGATATACGGGTGTTGCTTGTCCAGTATCTTGTTCATGCGTCCAGTTTCAACTATGGATTCCACATGACCACGTACCTTTTCGAGCAGTCTTATCGCCAGCCAGATTGACTCTCTGGCCTCGGATTCATTCGAACCGCTGTTGTTCCAGCGCTCCATTAAATCTGTTCTTAGTGTGTCAAATGCCTCGTTAAAAAGATTATCATTGAGGAGGCGTTTAGCGTTCTCCTCTCTTCTTTCGTCCGTCATACAGTGTAACGACGCCTTCCGCCACCCTTTTTAGGTCTCGGTTTCCCCTTCCTAGAGGCTACGTTAAATGTCTTAGCCCAATCATCCGCTGCTTTTTTGGTTCTAAACAGTCGCGTCTTACCTCCGTAAGTCGCTTGATAACCATTCGCTACTTTCGTAACTGCCATTATGTTGCTCCTATAGCCACTGGCCTTTTCTGTTCGGCCTCGAGTTTAAGCTCTGCCACCTTGAGCTGCGTTTCTACCTGTAGAGCGGCTTGCTCTAACTGTAGTTTCTGGGCCTTTATCTGAAGTTCTCCCATCTTTATCTCAACCTCTTTCTGCTTGATCTGAGACTCAAGTGCCATTGCCTGTTCACCAGCGTCAGGCTCCTGCTGCTGTTGTGATGGGTCGGTTAAAAAGTCCTGTACGTTGACAAAACCCATATTCTTGATAACCTGCGCCCCTATGTTGTACAAGTTCTGCTCATTTACAATACCAAGCCCCCCAGTAAGGGCCTGTGTTGCGAACTGTATGAGTTGCGACAGGTGCATTAACTGCTGGTCCCTATTGCCGTGTCCGAGGCCCACAGCGACCGTACAATCGTATTTATCGCGCCACGCAGAGGGGTTAATGGGTATCCACGTGCCCCTAATGCCGATAACTGTGTCTGTATCTTGGTTTTTCTGGAGAAGCTCATAGATAGTAGACATAAGCTCCTTGACTCCGGTTTCCGCGAAGTTGCGAGCTATCAGCTCAACCCTAGCCTGCGCCGCAGTCATCACCTGCGCGACGGCTGTGGCCGTTGTGTGCGACGTCAGGGCGTTGTCATTCAATCCCTGCGTGTTCTTGGATACGCCAGACCTGCTTTCCCTTACACCGTCCAAATACTCAAGCATCTGGAAAGAATAAGGCTCAAGGGAGGGAGTAGCCAAAGGGGTGACTGCATTGGGGGATTTGACTCTAACTACCCCTCCCGGCCTTTGTGTCAATAGGTCGTCTAAGTTCGCCTGCCCTTCTAGGACGGCATAGCGACCAAAGTTCTGGTTGTACATATTGTCCATCAGGTTACGCATCAGCGTACTCTTGATGAGCTGGAGCGATTCAACCTGATCAGCTACCGATAAACCAAAGAATTTGTGGGGTATTCTTATTGGGCAGATAGATACAAACGGGATTGAATCTATTGGGTCGTTGGCTAAAACCGTACTCCCGATTGTACAAACCTTCCTGAGTTCGGCTATACCATCCCCATCATAATCCGTTTTTACGTAGTTCTCGTGCAGCCAGTATTCTCGCAGAGACTCCTCTGTTCCACCAACCCCCCAGTTACCACCTACATCGGCGTTAGAGGAAAGGTCAAAGGCATATCTAGCCTGTCGCTCAGCATTGTATAAAACATCTTCACCAGAACCTAATTCATCTGGGTCTGGGTCATAGCCCATTTCCCTCAGTTCTGAGAGCGTCTTCCTCACCCTATGACAGACAAAACGAGCGTCCTGTATGGTTTTGGCTTCCCGGTTAATCAGGAACTCAGAAGGGGGGACATTCTCAACCCTAATCGAACCTTTTGAATTAAGTCGTTTTATTACGACATCATGGTAGGTTGTGCTGGTATATTCCCCAGTCATCTCGTCAGCGTCGGATGAGATGTAAGGAGAATGAGCAATAACCTCAACGTCCTCTTCGTTTATCAGGGCATCCAGTTCTATCTCGGTAAGCCCTTTATACTCCTCGCGGTTCCATACCTCTTCCTCATTCCACCATACTTTGACGATTCCGTTCTTGCCCAGGAGTGCGTCTGTAAACCAATTATAAAGTATCTCCCAGCCGTTGTTTAACTTGGTGAATACGTAGTTTACATAATCTGTGGCTTGTTTTGCCATCTCAACATCTTCTGGTCCGACAGGGTTAAACTTAACCATGTCATCGCCAGAGGCAAACACTCTCATTAGAGAGGGTTTAATCCATTCTATCGTATCCTGAACTGTGGAATCCACAAACTGAGATCTGCCATCAACTTCATTACCAAAGGGGAGTCCATAGTAGTACTCCATAGCTGTCTCGCGTTGCTTAGATAGCTCGTCTCCATAGCCTAGAGAGTCAGTAATCTCAGACTGTATTCGTCCTACAAGTTCTTCTTCTGTTACTTTAGGCATACTCTGGTTGTCTCTGTTGTTTTATCTGGGAGAATGTTGGCATCCACTCCTCCTCAAAGAATTTCAAAAGCTTCGCTTTAATTTCCGGGTCTCCCACTGGGAGGAACCACATTTCCTTGTTATTTCTGTTCGGGTGGGGATACTTCTTTATTTTTATCCCCAATAGGTTACGAACCGTATTTTTCTCCATTACTCCATTGTACAGTCGTTTAAAAGTTTCTGCTGTACCATGCTCGCCAGTTCCCTCCCACTTCCGGGCCATCTCTTCTCCGGTTGGCCACACAATATAGTCGTAGTTGTTCTCTAGGGCGAAACGAATCCCCTCTAGAAGATTCCTCGTTCCCCATGATGTCATCTGCGTCATTGGTACTATAGGAGCACCCCTGCGAAATTCCTCCATCGAGGGACGGGTGTATTTATACGGCTTTACATCTAACTTGCCGCCACCAGCCTTAGATATTTCCCTTCCTCTTAGAAAGGTCTCATGCAGCTCCCTCTCTCGAGTGCCGAGTGGTGGAACGTCCAGCATCCCACCCTCACCTCTTTGCAAAGCTTCAAGATCCGCAGGATCGCTCGTAGTCGTCCTTTGCTGCCATTCTCTTTGAATATCCACACCGTAGGGCGCACCATATCCATAAGGAGTGCCAAACTGCTGAATGTCCGCCTGACTCTCGCCTATAAACAGCTCTCTAATCTTCTGACCGGGTTCAATCCACGTTAAATTACTGTAAGGACCGCTTTCTGGAAGAAGTAGAGTCCGGTTATCTTCTCCAGATATAGTCATTCCCGGAATATCGAATTGAGCCTCTGTTGTAAGCATAGACCCTGTTGAGCTATATTTTCCATGAAAGGGTATAGTCCTGACCTCTTGCCCACTAAGCATGACATCGCCCCAGTGACCCATGTGAGACACGGTAGGCAATAACCCTTCTGTACCCTCAACCCTCTTTCTCCACCAAGGCATATCCTTCTCAGATACAGGTAGAATATCTCCGAAGTCTTGAGCAAAACCAGCTACAGGGTCCACTTCTCCTGTGTCGGATAAGCCTCCACCATGCCTCCCTTCGCGCCCTACTGTAAATACAAGCTCTCTCTCTATCTCAGTTCCATCTGTAAGTTGTGCAGACCAAGAACCACTTCGTGTTGCGTAAGCAGGCCACGTGACTGGAAATTCACCCCTAACAGGAGGGGTTGTTTGTGCAAATCTATCTCTGAGGTACTCTTCAGCCATGTTTCTCGCATAGCCTAAATTTCCTATACCAGTATGAGAAACGACAGGGTTATCGTAGTCGATTGATGAATAATCCTCCCCCGGACCTGCCGGGCCATAATAACCCCACGACCAATTACCAGTATTACGCACTGATTCGGCAAACCTATCAGGGGAGCCATACAGATCTTGAGCGGCTTCAGCCCACGGGACATCTCCAGTATACTCATCAAACAACGTATCTTCTGCCAGCCCGTATACATACTCAGTATTTTGACCATACGGAAAAGCGGTAGATAATCTTCGCTTAAGACCGTCCACCGCTATTGTCTCGAGTATTCCTAAAAAGTGCATCGAAAGTGGGGAGTTTGGATCTTCCTGAGTGCGTCCGGTCATCAAGTCCCTTTTTACATCTTCCAGTATCCTTGCAAGTTGGGATTCCCCTTCCTGTTCGGCTAACCTGTTCTCGGTGCTTGCGAAAAACCCTCGCCTGTTTATCATATCAAGGAATTCTGTACTCGACAGACCGAGATCGCTTTCGTACATTCGAAGCACATCCATTGCCTCTTTGTAGTCTCCAACACCCCAAGGAATTACTCTCCAAGCGTTGGGGTCAGCCCGGTTGTCACCTACGAGCCGTCTCATCTCCCATTCTGGAAACTGTTGTATATACCTTCCCGTGTCTTCTTCGAAAAGATCGTAGTCTGTTGCAGATATGCCGGGATGCTTTTGGCCTCCAACACCCTCGGCTCTCGATTCCGGGGAAATAACAGCATCGACACCCCAAACACTATTTACTGGGAATATCCGTATCTGCCCAGCCTTAAACTGCTCCTCAAGCTCTTTAGGCCAAAGATCCATATACCCAAGTTTAATCCTGAGAGATTCAAGCTGAGACGCTTCATACATCTCCTCATCTGTCAGATTTGGATAAGACGGTGACCCAACATCACCCAAGTATTTATTTATAGCAACGAGAAGAATGTCCTTCATCGTTGGTGTGTGCTCTGGGTAATTGGTGCTGGACGGGGTAATAAGCCTCATTTTCGAGGCATCTAAAGCCCTGCGGCCTTGAACCTGTACCCCAGAACGCGTAAATGTCCTGTCAGTGAATTCTCTAATTGGAACCTTATAAAATGGGTATCTCCAGTCCTTTGTGATATTGCTTTTTATATCCGTCCCACTGATATTAATAGCGTTATCCAAATCATCCAAACCAACTTCCATGAAGAAAGTATCGGGCGCATTACGCAGTAAAGTATCTTGTTGTCGTTGCCGATAATCATCTCCGCTTCCGGGAATTAACTCTCCCTTTGGAAGATCAAGCTCAAGGAGAAGTGTATCCTCATCGTACTTTTCTTCAGAACTATGAGTTAACATGGAATTAACTTCTCCATCAGCACCATCGATTGTGTCAATAAACGTCTGGTCTGGGGCTATACGGCCTGCCCACACAGGATGGACGGCAGAAACTTTTACATCATTGTCAAGCGCATCCTCCCAATTAGTACTCCAGATATCCGGCTGATTCGTCTCCATGATCATATCATACATCTGACGGGCTGTTTGTGGTGCCTCCATACTAAGCAACGCACCCTCTGTTCCTGCCGACAGCTCTTGTACACCTCGAGAGTAAGTTGATCCAGATATCCAACCCTGGTAAAGAAAATTTGGGT